GACAGGCAACTGGGCCGATTACTTTGGCGCCGCTGTTATCGGACTTGGTACGGCAAGTGAAATCTATCGAGCGATTAATCGAGCCGGCGAGGAGCTGAACGTCCAGCCGTATGCCCGCGCGCTGGAACGTCGCATGATCCACACTGGAGCGCTCGGCGCGCTGGACAGCAATCTTGATCTTGACGGCGCAAACGTGAATGGTTTCGCTAAGTTACCATTCCAGCGGGCCATGCAGATATTCCGGCAGCGGGACGTCGTGACCCGGTCTGTTTGGGATGCCCTCGAGGCCGATGCCAAACGCCGCGCATTCACCGTTGCCGGCACACAGTCCCAGTTCATGGTCCAGACCATTCACGGGGAGCTCGCCAGACAGATCGGTCAGGGCGCCGACCTAAAAGAATTCCGCAAGTGGATGTTCGAGCGACTCGAATCGTCAGGTTTGATTGGCTCTGTGCAACCGTCCACGGGGGTGTTCTCTGCATCCCACGTCGAGGTCGTGTTCCGCACGAACGTGCTCAATGCCTACGGGGCCGGCCGACTCTCCCACCAGAGTCAACCGGCAGTGATGCGCGCCTTGCCAATACGGACTATTTCGGTGGTTGGGGACAGTAGATCGCGTCGAAATCACAAACGAGCCAACGGATTGAATCTATATGCCACTGACAAGTTCTGGGAGCGCGCGTACGCCCCATTCGGGTTTAATTGCCGCTGTCGAGTTCGCTCTCGGAAGATGGAAGAAGGCCTCGTCATCACTCCCGGCTCAGCGATCGATTACCTGCCGGATCGCGGATTTGTTTCCGGCGTCGGCAACCTCCTTCGATAGAAAATATTCCAAAAATCAAAACGTAAAAAAATTGAAATTTTTGAAGCGCATTTTTCCGCCTGCTCAGATTGAGGGTGAAAAGCATGGGTTTTTCTCAACGTCCGAGGAGGGAAGATGCCATCGATACAACGTGTAAATCATGGTGAGAGAGCTTGGTTAACCCGGGTAAAAAAACTCACCAAGCAGATCACTCACGCCGATCTGACCGACGAGGATACTCAGCAGCAGATCGATTTCGATAGTGCCCTCCCGGCCGGTGCGTTCGTCGTCGGTGTCTATGCCGAGGTAACAACCGCAATGAGCGGCGGGTCCGTGTCGGCCTGCACCGCCGACCTTGGGATCAAGAGCGGTGACACAGACGGCCTCATGGATGCGGTCAACATTTTCACCGGCGCTCCGTCGAAAGCCAGCGTCCCGCGAGGTGTTGCCGTTCCGGGTCATCATGGTGGCGCCACCCCGACGATCATTGTCGACTCGACCGGTGACAACCTCGTCAATCTGACTGCCGGAGACGTCACCTTCGTCGTTCTCTACATCGACGAGACGCTGGTGGTCTAATGCTGAAATTCGCTGCAGACGGACCGGTCCTCTTTGCGTTTCTGGAAATACAATCAGAAATCGGGGCAGATGACAGTGGAACACCGGTCTGGGTGCAGGTCGCTATCGAGGGCAACTATCAGGGATACAACCCGCCATTCAACCTTAATCGCGCTGTGTTTCAGCAGATGGTCAATAATCTGCACGGGCACCCGTCTTTCAAAAAAGGTCCGGATGGTCGCGGGAATACTGACGTAATCCAGTGGGATTTCGAGCATACGTCTGAATCCATCGATGAAAACGTCGCCGTCGTTGGTGCACCCGCTCAGGGGTGGGTGCTCGATTTGGAGATCCGTACCGGTACCGATGGCAAGGCCCAACTTTGGGCACTAACCCGCTGGCTGCCACTTGCTCGCAAGTACATCAAAGACGAGCAATACAAGTGGGCAAGCATCGCTTTCTACGAACACGTACGTGACCAGGAAACAGGTGCTGACAAGGGCGCGACCCTCACATCTATCGCAATGACCAACCATCCTTTCATAGAGGGGATGGAAGCGCTGGCCGCCAGACGAGGTAGCCGAGGTAGTATCCGAGCGAGTTATTGGGAAGCCGCGGAGAGCGCAGAGGACGCGCTCAAGAAAATCAAGCGCGAGCTCCAGTTGCCGGAGACAGCGGATATCGCGCAAGTCGGCGCCGAGTTCTCGAAGCTCCGACAGTGGGTCACATCGGGTGGCACACCGGTCGGCGTAAACATCAAAGACCTACTCGGTGCCATCCGAAACATCCTGAATCTCCCGGCATTGAGCACTGAAATCGAAGTGCTCACCGAGGCCGATAAGCTCATCGGCCGAATCCTTCAGGAACAAGCCGTTCAGTCAGGTCAGCCTGCCGTCCCGGCGGCAGTGCCTGAAACCAATACAGCCATGGTGGCAGGAGGGAAAAAGCAGATGGAATTTTTGAAAGTGTTGGCCCGCATGCTCGGCCTGCGCGAGGACTCCGACGAAACCGTCATTAGGGCGGCCGTCGAAGATCTCGTGTCGTTGCGCAGCGGAGTCCAAAGCGCTCTCGCCGCCGACAAGGACACCACCACGGTACTCCTGAAGGCGGCGAACGAGGTCGTGTCGTTGCGCAGGACAGGCGAGGAAAGACTCGTCGCCCTGAAAGAGGCGCTCGGCACTAAGGCGGATGAGGATCCCGTCTCACGGATCGCCATCCTACTGAAGGCCGAAAAAGAGCTCGGTGAGCTTCGGCCGCAGTACGAAGCACAGGCGAAGGTGTTGGAGGAGCAGGAGAACGCCAAGGCCGAGGACGAAGTCGCTCGCGCCCTTCGCGTGCACAACCTCCCCGACAACGCCAAAGCCGCGTTGCTCAACTACCGCAAGAGCAATCCGGACGGATTCGCCAAAGAGTTTCCGCTCCCGGCGCCAGAGCAAGATCACCTCACCCAGGTGATCACAACCAGCGTGACGCCAGTCTCGCAACCGCAACAGAGCAACGTCGTCAACCTGACCATGTATCCGGGACGAAACGACGCCGAGCGGATGGCCAATCACATCCTGGCGACGAATCCGACCGCCAAGGACTGGTCGCATGACCGCCTGTACGACGAGGTCCACCGACTTCGCCGCGCGCAGGGAGGGAGGTAATCATGGGTGGAGTCCGCTCAATGAATCCAGAGGTTCGCCCGGGGATCAACACCTCCGGGTCTGACATGGCGCTCGGTGTCGCGGTCAAACTCAAAGCGTCACCTACCGTCCCCGACGAGGTGGACCTCGAAGCCACCAACACCGGGGCGATCTACGGCGTCACAATGGCCGCCATCGCCAACACAGCAACCGGAGACATCGCTATCCGCGGTCGCGTTCCGGCATTGGCCGGCGCTGCCATCGCGGCCGGCGCTCGGGTTATGCCGAACACCGGGGGGAAATTCATAACCGCGACCGCCGGGAACGCCGTTGCTGGTCTCGCCATCACCGCGGCGTCAGGAGACGCAGTTCTGTTCGAGCTCGAGCTCCTCGGCCCCGGTGGCGTCGAGATGCCCGGCTAAGGGGAAAGGGGAAGAGAAATGAAAGAAGGAATGACACTGAGATTCAATTCTCCGGTCGGGCCGAACGGCGGCCGCGTGGAGGCCATCGGCCCGGGCGGGGAGCGATTCGAGTTGACCCTCACCCCGACGGACGTCCACACGAGTGAGGAGTTATCCAGCTACGCGGCCGGGTACCGGAACGCGGCGTATCGAGCGGACGAGATCGCCCCGGTGGTACCCGTCGATGCGAGCAACTTCAAGTATCGGACTTTCGGGTCCGACGATGCGTTCTTGCACGTCGACGTGGAGGTGTCGCCCACCAGCGAGCCGCACCTTGTCGATCCGAGCAGCTCCGTCTCCGACGGCGCTACGAAGAACTATTACGTCGGATCGCTCATCCCAGTGCAAACCGAGGATCAAGCGGCGTATAACGTTCGCAAAGTCGCCACGAAGCGATGCATGAACGTGATCCTGCTCGACCGGGAGAAGCGCCTCACCGATATCATCGAAACCAACACCAGCTGGGCGGCAGCCGTTCGCCATACGTTGGGCGCCGGCGAGAACTGGGACGGCGGCGCGAGCTCGGCGCCGATCACCAAACTGCAGACGGCCATCGAGACATCTGTCCAACAAGTGACCGGCATCTGGTCGAATCCACACGTTGCGCATGCGTTCCTGCGGCACGACCAAGTCAAGGATCACATGCGACAGTTTCTCGGCGATAAGGGCGTCATGGACGTGGGAGACGGGTTCAACGATTTTCGCATCCCGGGATTCCCACCGTGGCACGTCTTATCTGGCAAACTGCGCACCGTTGCGGCCGGTACGCTGTCGTATCTGCTTGCCAATCACGTCGTACTTGTCTGCACGCCTCCGGGGGTGCCAGAGGACGGCGAGGAGATCTCTTCGCTTTACACATTCCGTGAACGCGGTGACGACGGCGTTGGTTTCAACGTACGCGAGTGGTTCGTGAGCGGCCGCGGAATCAAGGGCGCCACGATGGTCGCGGTCTCCATGGCCGAGAAGATCATCATGACCGGCACCGACTGCGGAGGACACATCGCGACCGTGGTGAGCGCGTAGTAGTCACATCAAAAACGCCAGCCCGGATCGGAGGTAACCATGCCGAGGAGAAGAAGGAAAGAGCCGGTGGCCGAGACACCGAAAGCGCCGGTCATGCCGGAGACGCCAAAGGAGAAGGTGTCCGATGTGCCTTTGGCACAAAGTTCGAGCGGCGCATTATGGGAGGCGTGCTCGAATTTGAGCTCTGAGGGAAGGACTATTGCCCATCCGGGCGATATGATCCATCTCTCGAAAGCGCTTTCTGACTTCTATCTGAAAACGGCTCCTGGTTCGATCAAACCCGCCAAGCCCATCGACTAGGGTCACACCATGGCCCCTCGTTACCTCACACAAGCTGACCTAGAAAACAGGGTCGGGCCTTCTCGTATCCTGCAACTCTTCGACGACGACAATGACGGAGTACTCGGCGCCGGCGAGCTCGCGGTTCTGGCCACCATCCTCGAATCGGCCGAGGGGGAAGTAGACTCGCGCATGATGCGGGCCTATGGCATCGACGGAATCACCACGCTCGCCGGTTCTGACCCCGCTTTTACGCTCCACGCCTCTTGGATAGCACTCGAATTCGCAGCCGAGCGAAGGCAGGAATTTTTCGGCGCTGGCGGTGTTGGTCCGTATCAAATGCAGTACGAACGTGCTATCAAGTTCTTCGAAAAGCTCTCCAAAGGGCGACAACGATCAGCGGGCGAATCCGATGCCGGCGTCGGCACCGGGATCGGCGGCAAGGTGCAGCCGACATTGCCCACTGGCACATCGAGATTCGTCTTCGCTCCGGACAACGACAACCCCACTGGTCACGGCGGGTTCTGACCCATGGCCGGTGTCGATGTCACCGTCGATACTCGCGAGCTCGAGCGCGTCATCGGCCAACTCGGAGATCGTCTCGAAGAGGTCGCTCTGCCCATTGTCGGATCCAAAGCCAGGGCGCCACTGGCACCGATGGGGCCTGGGAACCGTTCTCCTCTGTGACATTCAAAATCCACCCGAGACGCCGAGGTGGAAAGCTTTTGCAGGATACCGGCCTACTTGCCAGCATGCAGACAGAGATCGGCCCGGATTGGGTGGAGGTGTCGTCTCCGGCGCCGTATGCAGCAGCTCAGCGATTGGGAGTCGACCCGAATCCACTGCCAAACCTCGGACCGATTCCAGCGCGTGATTTCTTGGCCATCGAGCTCGAAACCGTTCTGGAGGAAGCGGCCAACGCGATCCTAGACGAGGCGTTACGATGAGCATCA